AAATGAAGGAGTGATTATTTTATGAACAAAGAGGATCTGTTAAAACTTGGACTGACGGAGGAACAGGCGGAAAAAGTGTTGTCAGCAAATACCGAACAGCTGAAAGGATTTATCCCGAAAGTAAGATTTGATGAAGTAAACAATGCCAAAAAACAGGCTGAGAAAGATTTATCCGAAAGGGATAAGCAGCTTGAAACTCTGAAGAACAGTACTGGGGATGTTGAAGCTTTGAAGCAGACAATTGAAACACTGCAGAACGAAAATAAGGCCGCAACGGATAAATATAATGCCGAACTTGCAGAAATAAAACTGGCAGGAGCAGTGGATACGGCGTTGCTTGGAGCAGATGCTTTAAATGTCAAGGCAGTGAAAGCGTTACTGGATATGAGTAAAATCAAAATGGACGGTGATGTACTGCTTGGAATCAATGAACAGATTGAAAGTTTGAAAAAAGCGGAAGACAGCAAAATGCTGTTTAAAGCCGTTGAAGTGGGAAAACAAAAAGGGCCTAATTTCGCAGGGGTTAAACCTGGCGAAGGAAATACAGGAAATGGAGAAAGCAATGCCCCAAAATCTCTGGCTGATGCCATAATGGCAAAATTTACACAAACAGATTAAAAAAAATTAGGAGGTGGCTTATATGCCGATAACACTAGCGGAAGCTAAAAAGAACGTACAGGACGATTTGCAAATTGGGGTGATTGACGAATTTGCAAAGAGTAACTTTATCATGAACAACATACCATTTGACAATGTGGTGTCCCCAACAGGAGGAGGAACTACAATGACTTATGGATATACAAGGCTGAAGACTCAACCAACCGCGGACTTCAGGGAAGTCAATCACGAATACACACCTGCTGAAGTTTCTAAGGAAAGACACAATGTCGACTTAAAAATCTTCGGGGGATCATTCCAAATTGACAGAATTATCGCAGACATGGGCGGAATAGTGTCAGAAGTGCAGTTACAGATGTCACAGAAGATAAAAGCTGCATCTGCCTTATTTAACAACACTGTGATTAATGGTGACAGTGCAGTGAATAGTAAGGCATTTGATGGTCTTGAAAAAGCAATCACAGGAAGTTCAACAGAATTTACTCCAGGAGCCGCAATAGACTTATCTACTTCGGCCGCAATAGATAGCAACTACAAGGCTTTCCTTGACATGCTGGATGAATTTCTGATGGGACTTGACGGAACACCTTCCATGATAGCCGGGAACTTACAGCTTATTGCAAGAATAAGGGCGTGTGCGAGAAGAACTTCGATGTACACAACTTCTATGAACGACTTTGGTCAGCAGGTTGAAATGTATGCGGGAATTCCTCTTGTAAATCTCGGGGCAAAACCAGGAACAAATGATCCTGTCGCCGAAACTAAATCAGCTACTGGTGAAACGTCACTGTATGCTGTAAGATTTGGAATGGACGGATTCCATGGGGTCGCTCCAACAGGAAATGGATTAATCAAGTCATGGCTGCCCGACTATAAGACAGCGGGAGCAGTTAAGACTGGAGAAGTTGAAATGGTTGCGGCGGTTGCTTTGAAGGCGACAAAGGCTGCAGGGATATTCAGAAAGATTAAAGTTAAGTAGGAGGTGCTTTGAATGGCTGTAATAAAATCACCGAATCAGGAATATACAGGGACAAGTGCAGGAGTAACTTTTGTTAACGGAGTCGGAAACACTGACAACGAAAATTTAATCGAATGGTTCAGGGATCATGGTTATGAAGTGGAAATTGATGCTGAAGTTAGCACTGAAGAAGACTCGGGAGAAAAAAAGATAGACGATTTGGAGAAAACGGAAGAAATAGGAAAAAATGAAAAAGAAGTAGAAGATGAAAAAGAAGTAGAAGATGAAAAAGAAGTAGAAAAAGCCAAAAAACCAAAGAAGTAGGTGCGGGGCATGGAGTATGTGGAAAATATCAGAGAAGATGTGGTAAAAACATTAAAGTCGGTAGGCTATGAAGTCGTAGATGCCGACTTATTTTTATTGGAACAGAGCATTGAGAAAGTTAAATCATATATTAAAAACAAGACTAATCAGAATAAAGTTCCTGAAGGACTGAAATACATCTGGATTGACAGGAGTACAGGCGAGTTTTTAAATTTTAAGAAATCACTGAATCAGCTTAATCTGAATGGATTGAATTTTGGCCGTATGGCGAAAGAAATAAGTGAAGGTGATACAAAGGTCGTCTACGAGGATACAAAGACAACGGGAGATAAATTTGAAGTTTATATGACATATCTTATGACAAGAGGGGAAGACGAACTCTTGAGATATAGGAGGATAGTATGGTAGATGAGTTGAAACAGGCAAGAGAAGCCATCCAGTCAATGTGGACTGGGATATGTAATATATTTTGGTTTAAGAATTCTAAAAATAAGTATGGTACAGTTGTTTCCGAAGTTAAGGAACTTTATAAGAACATACCGTGTCGACTAAGCTTTAAGAATATCAGTCAGACAGAGCAGACTGAAAGTGTGGCCAAGACATCTCAAGTTGTAAAACTGTTTATTGCTCCTGAAGTTTATGTCCCTCCGGGCAGTGTATTTGAAGTCACTCAGAACGGAGTTACAAGGAAATACAAACATTCAGGAGTATCAGCAGTTTACACTAATCATCAGGAAATAATACTTGATGTGGAACAGGAGAAAGCATAATGGCAAGCAGTAAAATAGAAGTTCAGATAGATGGATTGAAAGATTTTCAGAAACTTTTGCAGGAAATGAAAGCAGAAGAGGAAAGGTTCATGACTGAAACTATAAAGGAGCTTGCCGCAAGACTTCTCAGAAAAGTAATTAAAAGGACACCTGTGAGCTCCCCTAATTTTGGGAACGCAACATACAAGAGGGACAATAAGAAAAAAGGCATAAAAAAAGGTGACACTATATACAATAAGAATGGAAAGGCCAGAGTTTTGAAAACTAAGACAGTGATGTATAAAAAAGCTGGAAAGACCATATCAAAGACTTATGGTGGACAAGGTGGAACTTTAAGAAGAAACTGGACTGTATCTGATGTAAGAAAAAATGGGAGTAACTATGAGATAGAGGTTTCAAATTCTACAGAATATGCAAGCTATGTTGAATATGGCCACAGGCAGACTCCGGGAAGATATGTCCCAGCGATTGGTAAGAGGCTTAAAAAGTCTTGGGTAAAAGGTAAATTTATGCTAACTATCTCTGAAGAAGAACTGAGAAAAGAAGCTCCTGCAGTTATAAAAAGAAAAATATCGGAGTGGCTCAAGAAGTTAGGAGGATAGCAATGTTAAATGAAATTGTGAATGCAATAAGCCTCAGGCTGTCAGAAAGCTTTGGTGGGATAGATGTGCATGTAAATGAACTTGAACAGGGCTTTGAGGAACCCTGTTTTTTTATCGACCTGCTAAATCCCAGCGAAAAACAGATTGTTGGGAACAGATACTTGAGAAGTTATTTGTTTGATATTGCCTATTTCCCAAGAAATAACAGTCAGGTTGAGATTTTCGATGTACTTGACAAGATGCACGATGTACTTGAATACATAAAGCTTGAAGATGGAACTCTTATGAGAGGACTGAACAGGAATAGCATGGAGGAGGATAATGTGCTGCATTATTTTGTGACTTATGAAATGTTTATTTATAAGGCAGGAGATAGTAAAAATAATGCAAAAATGGAAAAGATAGAACTGAATATAAAACTGAAGGAGGAAAAGAATGGCGGATAATAAAAAATCAGAAGAAAACTCAGAAGAAAAAGCTGTGGCTAAGGAAGAAAAATATATAAAAAGTCAGATTGTAGGATCTGACAGATACAGAAACAGAGCAGACATTTTGAATGTACTGCTTGAAGATAATACGGATTACACATTATCTGAAGTAGATAAAAAGTTAAAAGATTTTTTAGGTAGGGAGGTTAAATAATGGCATATGGTGGAGGTACATGGCTTGTACAGAATAAAGTTTTGCCAGGAACATATATCAATTTTATAAGCAAAGAAAGGGCTGAACTTGTATTCTCTGACAGGGGATATGCAGCACTTGGCGTGGAACTTGACTGGGGAACTGATGGAGAAATATTCAAGGTTGAGAATGGAGATTTCATTGAAAATTCAATGAAATATTTCGGACACTCATATGATTCTGATAAACTGAAAGGATTAAGAGATTTCTACAAGTATGCCCAAACAGGATACATTTACAAACTTAATACGGGCGGTGCAAAAGCGTCAAATACATTTGGTACAGCAAAGTATACTGGAGAAAGAGGTAACGACATCAAGATATCGGTACAGGCAAATGTGGATAACGCTTCACATTTTGACGTCATAACTTTTGTTGATGGGGAAAAAGTGGATGTTCAAACAGTTGCCACTGCGAAGGATTTAAAGAACAACGACTTTGTAATTTTTAAATCAGATGCAACTCTTACGGCAACAGCGGGGACTCCAATGACAGGGGGTACAAACGGGACTGTAACAGGTTCATCGCATCAGTCATTCCTGGATAAAATTGACAAATATTTCATAAATACCTTGATATGCAATTCAAATGAGAAAACAATCAAGGATTTATATGTGCAGTACACAAAAAGAATGAGAGACAGGGTAGGAGCAAAATTTGTATGTGTAGTTTATCGTGCGACAGATCCTGATTATGAAGGTGTGATTAATGTAAAAACGAAGACACTGGATTCAGATTTTCCTGAAAACTCAGCAGTTTACTGGGTTGGAGGGGCTGAGGCTTATTGTGCAGTCAACAGAAGTTTGACTAATACAAAATATAACGGAGATTTTAAACTTGAAGTAAATGAAACTCAAACGGAACTGGAGCTGGCTGTGAAAGCAGGATATTTCATACTCCATAAAACTGGAGATGAAATAAGAGTGCTGAAAGATATCAATTCATTTGTGTCGTTCATAAAAAGAAAGAACAGGGATTTTTCATTTGCACAGGTTATAAGAGTGCTTGATCAGATAGCGATAGATGTAGCAACAATATTCAATGGAACGTATCTCGGGTCATCTAATAACACCTCATATGACAGGAATGATTTGAAAAAAGATATAGGAAAACATCACGAAACCCTTGAAGATTTAAGGGCAATAAGGGATTTTAATGAGGAGACGGATATAACAGTCGTTGAAGGTGAAACAAGGGAAAGCGTACTGGTTACAACAAACGTAAGGCCAGTCGTTGCAATGGAAAAACTTTACATGAATGTAATCGTAAGCTAGAAGGGAGAGTGCGAATAGATGGCAGATACAGCTATCATGAAAGGTAAGGACGCCATATCGGGGAGCCTTGCCAAATGTTTTGTAACAATTGGGAACAGAAGATACAGTTTAATGCAGGCAATCAATGTTAAGGCTGAAATGGAAAAAAATAAGGTTGAAGTGCCAATTTTAGGAAAAACTGGAAAAGGTAACAAGGCTGCTGGCTGGAAAGGGACGGGAAGTGCAACATTCCACATGAACACCTCTATTTTTAGGGAATTGTTACAGGAATACACTAGAACAGGAAAAGATGTATATTTTGACATGCAGCTTGTGAATGAAGATCCTACGGCATCGGTCGGAAAACAAACTATAATGCTTATAGATTGTAATCTTGACGGGGGAATAATTGCACTGTTTGATGCAGATGCGGATTATCTGGAAGATGAGTTTGACTTTACATTTGAAGACTGGAAGATAGTCGACAAATTTACGGATCTTGATGGAATGAAATTATAGAAGGGAGTTTAATGGCTCCCTCTTTTTAAATTATAAAAATAACAGGAGGATAGTATAGATGAAGGATTTAAAATTTTTTTTAAGACAAAATGCGACATTACCAAAAAATGAGGAGGTGGAAGTTACACAAAGATTCAAGGATGAAAACGGAAACCCTATAAAGTTTGAAATAAAGCCTATCTCAAACGAGCTGGACGACGAACTGAGAAAGCAGAATACAAGACAGGTAAAAAGAGCCAAAGGGGTATATGTACCTGAACTGGATAACCAGGGTTACCTTGCAGATATGACTATAAGGGCAGTAGTGTACCCTGATCTGAATGATAAGGAACTGCAGGATTCATGGGGGGTAATGGATGCAAAGGAACTTATAAATGCCATGCTTTTACCAGGAGAATACAATGTGCTGCTTCAGGCGATACAGCAACTAAACGGATGGGATCTGTCACTTGATGACATCAAGGAAGAAGCAAAAAACTAATCGAGGCAAACATAGCAGAATATAACTATGCGTATTACTGCTTACATAAGCTTAAGATAAGGCCAAAGGAGTTTGCCGAAATGGATATATATGAAAAGGGATTCATAATGGCCTGCATAGATCTGAAGGTCAAAAAGGAAAAGGAAGAAGAAAAACAGGCAAAAAGAAAGGCACGCCATAGAAGACGCTAGGAGGTGAGGTTATGGCGACAATTCAGAACAGTATAGTGTTGAATGACAGAATGACTCAGACATTTACAGCAATTAACAGAGCTATAGAATCAACAATAAACGCCATCTCAACTCTTGGTGGTAAAAATGTCAACATAAACACGGCAAATCTGATAAGTGCAAGGCAACAGTTGGCAATTGCTGAAAATGAAATGCAGAACATGGTCGGAACATCCCAGCAACTGAACAATAATTTAAGTAAAACTAAGGGCATAGTCGGGGAGATTGTTGGTAAACTTAAGACGGCATTCGGACTTGCGGCGGTTGTCATGGCGACGAAGAAGACGATAGAATTATCAGATCAGAATGCTCAGATAACGGCGAGATTAAATCTTGTATCAGATGCACCTGAGCAATTAAAGAAACAGATATACCAGTCAGCGAATGACGCACGGGTCGCGTATACAGATTCAATGAATCAGGTGGCAAAGCTTGGGCTTCTTGCCAAGGATTCATTTAACAATACAAATGAAATTGTCAAGTTCACGAATCTTATGAACAAGGCATTTAAAGTTTCAGGAACCGGTGCACAGGAGGCAACGAGTGCAATGTACCAGCTGACACAGGCTATGGCCGCAGGAAAACTTCAGGGGGACGAATTCCGTTCGGTGATGGAAAATGCACCTATGGTGGCACAGGCAATAGCGAAATATATGAATGTCCCTCTTGGGCAACTGAAAGAGTTAGGTGCAAAGGGTCAGATAACAGCGGATATTATCAAGAACGCATTATTCAGTGCGTCAGACGAGATAAATGAAAAATTTAAAACATTACCGCTGACCTGGCAGGATGTATGGGTACAGGCTAAAAATTTTGCGATAAAGCAACTGGATGGAGTGCTGCAGAAAGTAAATCAGGTGGCAAATTCAAAGGCATTTCGGTCTTTTGTGAATAGTGCAAAAATAGCCTTTTTCGGACTTAAGACTGTAGCCGAGGGAGTCTTTAACGGAATAGCGGCCGCAGGCAAATTCATAGCAGATAACTGGACTGCAATAAGTCCTGTTATATGGGGGGTAACGGCCGCACTTATTACATATGTAACGTGGCAGGGCATCTCGGTTGCGATTGAATGGATAAATGTGGCAGCTAAATTTGCATTGAATCTGGCCGTAACTATTTTGACAATGGCAAAGATAGCACTTACATTTGCGGTCAAAGGGTATACCGCAGCACAGACTATGGCTAATGCGACAGCATGGATGTTCCCGGGAACTTGGCTTGCGGCGATTATAATAGGTGTAATAGTTGCAATACTTGCATTGGCGGTAGCAATAGTACAATGGGCAACGGGAACTCAGAGTGCACTTGAAACAATAGGGGGTATGTTCTACTGGCTTGGAGCGGCCATCTACAATATAGGGGTTGCTATCATGAATATTCTTATTATCGTAGCGACAGTAGTCATACTGGCTTTTATCCTAGTCGGAACTACAGTAGCAAATGTATTCATAGGAATATGGAATGTAGGAGTCTGGCTTGTGAATATACTCGTTCAGGCATGGTACTGGCTCGTCAATCATGCAGCGATGGCATGGGCTTGGCTCAAGGTAACAGTAAGTAATATTCTTAAAGGTATCTATAATTTTTTTGTGGAAATAGCAAACGGATTCATAAAAGGATACAATAAGCTCGGTAAAGGAGCTGTGGATACAGCTAACGGTTTTCAGGATGCATTTTTCAGTGCTATAAATGCAGTTGCTAAATTTGCACAGGACTTTATTAACGGGTTTCTTAAAGGACTTGCTGAAATAGGAAAAGTAATAGATTCAGTTGCAGGAACTCATTTTGGTAATGCGGGCTCAGTAAATTTCAGCATTAATAAAGGTGATAGGGCTACATGGAAAGATGTTGGGCTTCTTGAAAAGAAATCTTATGGAGATCCTAATGGCGTAGCTGTAGAACAAAAACAGGCCCCTCAATTTGATTATGCAGGGTTTATTGATCCTTCAGGAGCAATGAAAGGCGTAATGGACGGGGCAGAAAAACTTGCAAACGGAGAGTTTAAAGATTTAGGAAAAGCGTTTGATGATGGTAAAAGCGACACAAGGAAAGGAATACAGGGCATAACTGACACATTTAACGAATATAAGGACAAGTTAACGGGAAAAGATAAACCGGTTGGAAATGACGGAACTGGAAAAGATAAAAAAAATGGTGGAGGCGGAAAAGATCCGAATAATAAAAAAACCGCTGACAACACTAAAAAAATGGCAGATAAGATGGATGGTATGGACGAAGACATGAAGTATCTAAGGGATATTGCTGAAAAAGAGTATGTAAACAAATTTACAACCGCAGAGGTGAAAATAGATATGACAAACTATAACGATATTTCAGAGCAGGTGGATGCAGAAGATTTCATGGACAGGCTCGGAGAAAGAATAGCCGAACATGTACATACTGCGGCAGAGGGGGTGCATGACGATTAATGAGGACACATGGGTATATTTTCTACATTGATAAAATTTTGTTGCCGGTATCCCCGGCATCTATCAATGTATCACACAAGAACATGAATGAGGTAATAAAGCTTATAAATGATGCAGAATTTAATCTGCTGAAACAGGAGGGGTTAAAAGAAATAAGTTTTAAGTTCATGATCCCCTCCCAACGATATCCTTTTGCCAGATATCTTGGATTTTATCAGAAACCGAGTTACTTCCTGGACAAACTTAAAAATCTAAAAAAAAGGGCAAAACCATTCCAGCTGATAATAATAAGGAACTATCCGAATTCAGGACGGGCATATTTCAACACTAATCTGAAGGTATCACTGGAAGATATGAAAATTGAAGAAAATGCTGAAGAGGGAATGGATGTATACGTTGATGCGACTTTCAAGGAGTTCATAGATCCACGTCCTAAGTTGTATAAAAAAAATGCTGATGGCACTGTAAGTGCAGAAAATCAGAGATGGACAGATAAAGTTGAAAAGAAAATATGCAGTACAAAATATGGTGAAAAGCTGTGGCAGATAGTGAGGCGTGAAACAGGAGGACTGGATCAACTTGAAACAGTTATGGAAGTGAACGGAATTTCCGCGGTTACGAATGCGTTGTCAGATAAACTGAGGTTGTGGTAGAAATGTTTGAAAAATTAGGTAATAAAATAAAATCATTCATGTCAAAGCCGGCTGAAGAAAAATATGAAATGGAAAAGGACATAGAACTTATTATTGCAAGTCAGAGTACCGAGACTGTAATATCACCTCTTGTGACAGACAGTATCGAAGTATCTTGGGAAAGAAAGGCAACACCTGGAAAATTGACCTTCAAAATGATTTTTGATGAAAGGATCCAGGAAGGCGATCAGGTAAGTCTCAAATATCGAGGACAGAACATGTTCCTGGGTTATGTTTTTGTTAGAAAAATGACAAAGTCTAACATAGTAAGTATAACAGCGTATGACCAGCTCAGATATCTGAAAAGTAAAGCGTATTACGTCTTTAAAAGTAAAAAAGCAAGTGATATTGTCAAGCTTATAGCAGAGGATTTTAAACTTACATGCGGAGAGATTGAGGATACGGGTCATGTATTTGAAAAAAGGCGTGAAGATGGAACATCCCTGATTGACATGGTACAGGGGGCTTTAAGTGAGACTTTGAGGCTCACAGGAAAAAGATATGTAATTTATGATGACTATGGGAAGTTGACTTTAAAGGAAACGGAAAAACTTAAATTGGAGGATCTGATTTTTGACAACACATCCGGGAAAGATTTTGACTTTGAGGTAAGTATAGACAAGGAGACATACAATCAGGTGGTACTTGACTATGTGAACGATGAAGAAAAAAAACTTGAAAAATATCAGGTATTTGACAGTGCTAATATAACAAAATGGGGTCTTTTACAGTATTTTGAGAAAATTAATAAAAATACAGCAACTGAAGCAGAAAGAAAAGAACGTGCGGAGAAAATGCTGAAATATTACAATCAGAGAACAAAGTCGTTTAAACTGAAAGGGATATTTGGGGATATCAGAATCCGTGGGGGCTCTTCTTTTATCGTATTTATGGATGTTGCTGAGTTCAAACTGGCGAATTATATGCTGGTTGACAAAGTTACACACAAGTTCGGGTTCAAGGAGTATTTTATGGATCTTGATCTGGAAGGAAAAATAGGAGAGGAGGAAGGACACAGTGGCGAAGTTAGAACAAGCTCTGAAACTGATGATAAATAATGCTGTTGAATACAACAAGCCGTGCGAGATTTACACAGGAAAAGTCAAAACTGTATCCCCTCTGACAATCCTGCTCAATATAAATGTCCCTGTGCTGGAAGAGGATGAGCTTATTTTGACGCATCTTGTTAAAGATTATGAAGTTGACATCACTGTTGGCCATTTCACTGAAGAAACAGAAGTTGTTGAAGGTGCAATGACTGACATAAAAAAACATAAACACGAATACAAGGGACGTAAAAAAATAACAATTCATAACGGATTAAAAGTTGGGGAAGGAGTAATTTTGATAAGACAGCAGGGAGGTCAGAAATTTATTGTATTGGACAGGATAGATAATCCACAGACTGAAGGTGAGTGGTTATGATACCGAAAATTAAAACAAGTGCAGACATAACGATAAAAGAATTGCCAACAAAAACACACAGGATGGAACTGTATGAAGGTAATTATATTCTCGGATTCGTTGATAGTCTGAAGGCTATGGAACAGGCAATTTATAAGATTATACGAACGGAACGCTATAAATATATTATATATTCCTGGAACTATGGAATTGAGTTGGAAGACCTGTTTGGAATGCCTGTTGAATATTGTGTTGTGGAACTGGAGCGCCGAATATCAGAGGCACTGTTACAGGATAACAGGATAACAGCAGTCAATGGATTTGAATTTGATACTGAAAGCGAGAGAGGAACAATTCTGATTAAGAAATTCATTGCAGAAACAGTATTTGGAGAAATTCAGATTAATGACGGGCTGTCAGTGACAATAATCTAGGAAAGGAGGTAGATGCATGTTTGAGGTAATGACATACGAACAGATAATGGAGCGGATGCTGGCAAGAGTTCCAAATAATCTTGATAAGCGTGAAGGTTCAGTCATATGGGATGCATTAGCTCCTGCGGCAATGGAACTGGAAAGCCTATATTTTGTTCTACAGGATTTCATAAAGGAGACTTTTGGGGATACGGCCAGCAGACCTAACCTAATAAGAAGAGCAAGTGAAAGAGGGATTATACCTTACAGGGCGAGCAAAGCAATTCTGAAAGGTATTTTTGATGTAGAAGTGCCCCTGGGTAGTAGGTATAGTTTAGATGATTTGAACTATACAGTCACAAAATTTATACAACATAACACAGGAACTGGATTATACGAATATCAGATTGAATGTGAAACTCCCGGAAGGGATGGGGGAAGAAAAACAGGAAATCTAATTCCAATTGACTATATAAACGGGTTAGGTAGAGCTGAAATAACAGAACTTTTAATTCCCGGGCAGGACGAAGAAGAAACTGAAAAACTGAGACAGCGGTACTTTGACAGTTTTAACATGAAAGCATATGGAGGGAACATATCTGACTATAAACTTAAAGTGCATGAAATTGAGGGTGTAGGAGCTGTTAAAGTAACTCCAGTATGGAATGGCGGTGGAACTGTCTTATTAACCGTTCTTGATAGTGATTTTAATCAGGCAAGCCCTACTCTGATTAAAAAAGTACAGGACACAATGGATCCGACTAAAGATGCAAGAGGTCTCGGAGTCGCTCCGATA